AGGGTAGGTAAAGAGCCAGTTCCATTTTCTACAATATCCAATACAATATCAAACGATGCAGATACAAAATTAACTTGTGTGTTTGTTGCTACTAATGATGAAGTAAATATTTGAACATTTTTTGTTCTTACATTACCATTTGTATTTTTAACCACTGCCGGTGATACAGCTAATCCACCACTTACTATATTTGTTACAACCGAATAAGATTGACTCACCGATGATATATATGATGGGTTTATAAATGAAGAGGTTTGTGGTAAGATATTACCTACAAATATGTTTTCAGCGGTGTTTGGTATTACATTCGGTATAGAACCTGTTCCATTAGATATTATTTTTACAACTAACCCAAAAGATGCGGATAATGATGATGTTACATAGTTTTCAACAAAAGATCCTGTTATCTGTGCTATATTATTTACCTTAACCAAATCATTTATAGATTTGTCTAATTGAGGTTTTGCACTCAATCCACCACTTACTATTTGAGCAACTAATTCAAATCCATCACCAATTTGTTCTCTATAATCAGTTAATGATTGAGTTGTCACAAATTGTACGCTATCTGCAACATTAAATGGAGTTGTAACACTCCAATCAGTTATTTTATTTTTAGCTACCGCTCTTTTTGTGACTTCAATACCACCTCTTATTATATCACCAATAATTCCAAAATTGGATTTAACAATTGAACTTTCTACTTCTGTTCCGAATAATGAAGATGTAAAATTAGCTTCGTTAGTTATTTTTATACCAACTTCGTTATTAGTTGAAACTCTAGGTGTTTCTAATAATCTGTTTTGGACTATAAAGTCTGCAAGTATTTTAGAATATCTAATACCTAATGTAGTTTGCGTTCTCTGTGTGCTTGTTGCTACCGATGGAAAGCGGTAATAGAAAAATCCAGCAGTTATACTTCGTTCATTTCCACCATAAAGTAAATCCGTTGTTATAGCATCTAATATAAATCCAGTATCTCTACTACAACTTACTTGATTGTAATCTAATGTAGGGAATGTTGCATTTATAAATTCAATAGTTTCATTTTGTATTAACTGACGGTTTTTTCTTAAAAGAGATACAGATGCCGATGTTGAAGTTTCTGCCAATTGGAATTGATTTCCTTCAATTATATTTAATGCAGTTCCACTTGCATATCGTATACCATCTACCGTCTGTGATAATTGATCAGTAACCGCTATCGATGGGAAGCGATAATAAAAATCTCCAGCAATCACACTTCTTTCATTACCTCTATAAAGTAAATCAGTTGCTACCGCATTTAAGATAAATCCAATATCTCTACTACAACTTACTTGGTTATACTCAAACTCACTCCAAGATGAAGAAAGATACGCAATAGTTTCTGCTTGAATAAATGGTTTATTATCTATAATACTATTCCATAATGAATATCTTTCACTACTTCCGGTATCAATTTGTTGGAATGAAGAACTCCTCAATAGATTTTGAGATGTTTTACTTAAAAAGTCAATAGCTGTTAGTGTTGCATCCTTTTGTGATGTTGTTGCTGAACTTGATACTAAATAATATTCCAATCCCGCAGTAATACTCCCACTATTTCCTCCAAATAATAAATCATTAGCAACTGCATCTACAATATATCCTATATCTCTTTTACAAGTTGTTTCGTTATACTCAAACCCAGCCCAAGATGAAGAAATATAAGTTATAGTTTCATTCTTTAAGAAATCTAAATTAGAGTTTAATGTATTATATGAACTAGTTACTTCACCAACAACACTCGCGCTTACCGAACCAGTTACTAAAGTTGGATATGACATTGTATTCTCAATCAACGAAAAAGGAGTTGCTGATGAATTTACAATATTAAACTTACCCACCATTTGAGATGAGTTTTGTGATACATAATATAATTCGTTTGGTGCGTTAAACGGAACTGTAAAAGTAACTACACCAAAATCATCTCCATTATTTATTACACCAGTATTATAATCAAATCCTTGTATAAATCCACTTGTAGGTTGAGTACGAATAAAGAATGGATTAGTAAACTTAGCAAAACTACCTGATACATTGAAAATATATTTAGTACCTCTAAATAGGGTTAGAGTTGGGTTATTACCAACACCATCAAATACCCAAGCACTATTGTTCGTACCTCTAACAACATCGAAATCAGTTTGATGATCTTCAGGTATATCTAATATAGAACTACCAGTACCTTTATCTAATATGTTGTATATAATAGAAAAACTACTACTTACAACATTTATTATACTACTGGATATAGGTTGGGATGGTAATATAGGGTCGGTATCTCCTAAATAAAAAGATGCGGAAGTATTTGGTGCAATAATAGGAAGTGTTCCACCATTCACTATTTTTATAACAGTATCAAATGATGAACTTATATTATTGTATAATGTAGTTCCTGCTGAAGCAGTAATAGATGCTGATACAGGTTCTAAATTGCTAACCTTTACAACATCTTCATTGTTTGACTTAAATATAAAAGATCCTGTACCATCCGCGAATATACCTAATAAATCCACATAAGATGAACTAATTTGCAATAAATCACTTGCAGAAGCTGAAATAGATGAGGTAAGTTGAGTCCCACCACTAATATTATATGGATTATTTATATCGTATCCTCTATCACTACTTTTTGCTAAAAGTGTTGGGTAGTTATTAGGTCCCGATGCTAATATTTCACTTATAATACGAAAATCTTCACTAACTTTATTTACTTCCGTTTCAGTAGCTAAATCGTTTGAGAAAGATTGTGTAAATTGTGTTACCTTTATACCTTCTGCAGTATTTACAGTTGTTACCGATGGTAATCCATCTTCTAATCCTTTATTAAGAACATCAACGATTGCTGAATAACTCCTTCTTACTCTTTGTCTAGCATCTTCATTACCACCACTAATAGCATCAATTTTTCTTGAGCCAGATGCATACATACCATATAAACCAAACGAAATGTTTGAGTTGTTTAGTGTAGCATGTCCACCATTGTTTACTCTAATTGCATAATATGAGAAGTTGGTAAAAAAAGATACCAACTGAATGAAACCTCTACCATTTACCAAACACCCAACTCCGTTTGGAGAAATCTGCGTATAGGCATCCAATACCATTGAAGCCAATGGAGAGTCTGGATTGATTACATCGCCGTTAACATAAAGACCGCCACCTCCTGGTGGAATATCTTCGTAAAGTTCGGTGAATGAATTCTCTTGATTTGATATTTGAGAGCAGTTCTGTATATATGGAGATGTTGTAATAAATGCTCCTGGTTGGAATGCTACAGCAAATCCCCTTTCAGGATTTATTTGGTCTGGAAATAATCTTAATCCACCCATTGTTACTTCTGCTATGTAACAACCACTATTTACATGGAAAAGGTCTTGTTCTGGATTTAATGCATTTATTTTAGTTATACGAAGACCAGAACCCCAAATTGTTGTATTTTTAGGAAGTATTACAGGATTATTTTCTACATAAGTACCTGCTTGAACTCTAATTACATATCCGGAGAAAAGAGAACCTAATGGTATCCCATATCTACCATCAAATCCAGGAGTTGCTAATTGAGCAGCTCTTTTTACAGTTCTTAATGGGAATTGAATAGTTCTACCATCATTATTATCGTTACCATCAGTTGAAGATACATAAAGAGTTGGAACATTTGCTCCAAAATCTCTAGCTAATATACCCGCATATCTAAATGTATTTTGAGATTGTAATGCTTGAGAAGCAGTTACATTTAATACTCTATTTACATCCTCAAACCCAAAATCTCCATCTATAATTAGTGAACCTGTTAAGAATACAGATCCTGTTATTTCTCCCCTATCTGTTAGTTGATTACCTAAAAAAAATTCTGAGTCAGCAGAAAAAGAACCTCCTATTACGGCACTACCCGTTACAGATAAATCACCGCCAATTCTAAATGATGCACTAATATCATTCTGTTCTTCAATTTGTTTACGAGGAATTAATACTGCCATTATACTTCTGCTATTTTACCTTTTACTATAAAATCATTAACATCTACATCATTTGGTAAACGAGTAATACTTTCTGTAAATGTAATTACTATATCATTTACAATCACATCGATTAAATAACGGTCTTGTGGTTGTTTTACTCCATATAAGTATATGTCTATGTAATCTTTCGTAGTATCAACCTGTAAATCATCTATAAGAAATCGTTTGTTTCTTAAATATAAAATAAATATACCATCATTAATTACTTCCAATTCAGTTGGTTGGAACTCATATAAAAATGTATCAGTATTGACTTTTAAGACAAAATCTCTAAACCCCAATCTATCCCTCATTTTTAATGATGTTCCTACTACTATATTTGGTAATTGTCTTGCCATTTTTTTATTTTAATTTATATTTTCAACATCTCCTTTTATCTTAACTTCATCAGTATCCTCTATATCGTATGGATTTCCAAATCTATCAAATGTAGGAAAATTATTCTTTATTAATTTTACATATAAATCATTATCTATTTGCTCAACTATATAATCTCTAGTTGCTATAAATAATCCGTTGATAAATATATCAAATCTTGCACTATGTTTTCTTAAACTGGTTATTTTAGGTGAAATTGTTTTTATTCTCACATTTTCTACTCTAAAAATCCAATAAAAAGGATGATTTTTATCAAAAGGTTGAAATATGAACTCATTTGGATCATTAATTTCTTTCATTATATTTTTTAACTCCGTTACCTTCATAGTTCTATAAATTTTCCAGTTATTGCAACTTCATCGTTTTCATCTAATGAAAATCCTAAATTATTAAAAGTAAAATATATTTCTTTAGTTTCAGGTTCGTATCGGTATGTATAATTTACAGGTGGTATAAATTCACCATTTATATAAACTCTAAACCAGCTATCAACATCAAATGAACCTCTTAATTCGATAGGAAGTTTTGGAAGTTTTACATTTACTAATTTAACAATATTTTGACCCATAATAATTAAGTTTATTCTCCTTCTACAAATATCGCCAATTGTGATCCTCTAATTGCTATAAAATCTATAACTTGTGCATATTCGTTGTATAGTAGTGGGTTTGAGAATAGATCCCCACTAACATCAGTTTCAACTCCAAATATAATTCTTTTTTTAGAAAATACTTTTTCAACTGTTGGTATTTCATTAAATGTTTCAGGTAACAAATACGCATTTACAACCATAGTGAATGCAGTACGAATAATTCTTTCTGTACCTTCACCCACTTCCTGTTGTGTATCAAATGAGTCCACCCTTACTCTAAACTTATACCCATCATCTTTACCCCAATATCTATCGGTTGCGTACTGATATGCTTCCACAATTTTATTCATGTGTTCGGTGAATGATGACCATATCATTACTTCATAAGTTACCGTCACATACGATGGAACCCTTACATTATATACTTCATATACAGGTTTTGCTCCAACTTGAAGTGAGAACTTTTCATACCTATTTTTTGCAGAATATTTTTGATATGATGGCATTGATAATGCTTCCTTAAAATGTTGGATTGAACTATCTCTATCTATGGAGTTTCTCTTAAACATTATTAGAGGTATTTGTATCTTACCTCTCCCATCTCTTAGATATCCATCTTTTCTAGCATTCTTCCATCGTTCAGCGTTTCCGTATATAAGTGGAACCTTAACAACATTTCCGTTTTCTTCCACTGTTGGAATGATAACTTCACTCATATACTCCGCTATGGTAGTATCTATATCAATAAGACTAACCCCTTTTACATATTGGGGTTCTATTGGTATTTGATTTGCTCTATTTGTATATTTTTTCTCCATTACGCAGTTCTCTCTTCAGTTTGTATAGTTGTTCTTCTACTCATAAATGTAGAGCATATAATAGAAAATTTCTCATCAGGTCTACCACCGATTAACTGGTCTTCTCTCACATTATCAACCTCAAAATACGCATTGTTGTGAAATATAATATCCCCAATTTCAGGATAAAATCCAGCACCCTCTAATGTAAATCGGTTAAAACGGAACTGAACTCCTTGAGTAGTATCCGACCCAAACCCTTCATATTGAACCGATGTATCATCTCTCTCTATGATAGTATTTAAGGTGACTGGAGAGTAGTAGGTTTTATTTAATGCTTCACCATACAAATTAGTTTTACTCTCTTCTACGATGAGTTTATATAGTATTACAGAGGTTGTAATAACATCATCCACTAATTCTCTGGATATATCCCTAAAAAAACGAATATCTCTATCTAAACTAAAACGAGCCATATATTAACCTATGTAAATTGCTAATGGAATTTTTTGCAACATTTCTTGCATTTGTTGTGCTTCTGTGTTTCGATTTTCAAACTGAACCTTTCTACTTACCTCTTCCAAATTTTCTCTTAATTGAGTCATTAGGTTTTCCTTTTCAGTCTGTGCCTCTGCTCTTAAAGCAGCTCCATCTAAACTTATCTCCGAACCTGGAATTGGAACAGTTGAATATTTTTCTCTAATAGCACCCAATAATTCTTTAACTAATGCAAGTGTGTATTTTCTAATCCATTGCTTACCAACATCGTTTATATTTCTATATTGTATAAAATCGTACTTTATATCGGAATAATCAGATACTACATCTGGAGTTACCCTTACAGAATTTTGGGTGAACTCCTCTCTAACCATATAATCAAAAAATAACTTCGTCATCGTTGTAACTGATGATGGTATTGGGAATATCTGTAATTTATTATTTACGATATTAAATGTATGTGCAGATTTACGGAATTGATCATTAAACTCAATTGCTTGAATTCTTAACATATCCTCATACATTGGCATCAAAACAAATTGTGCTGCGGGAGAGAATGAACCAAATCCAAACTCATCAATTAAGTTTAGTGTACCTTGACCTGATACGGAATAAGGATCAAAGAAACGATTGATTGCAGGAGTTGCTTCGTGATAAACCCTCACTACATCAATCTGCTTTCCACTTTCGGATACATCAGCAAATAATTCATTCAAGTCATATTCCTGCTGTCCAGTCACTAAATCTACACTTCCCCTTTTGATATCCACATTACCACCTACTCCAGCTAATGTACCATAACTATCTGATATGTTGATTATAGTGGAAAGGTTATTACCTTGTACTAATTTTTGAGAATAGTTTGTTCCAGTAGGATTTCCAACTACATTACTCAAATTATTTCTAATATTGAACTGATTTACTTGAGCTCCATATTCAGATACCGACTCCTCAAAACATGCATAGAAGTTTTCATCTATTAATTCTATGTTTTGGATAGGATACCCCAATCTTCTAGCACACCATAAGGAAACTTTAGGTGCATCATCTCCAAATATATAATCATTATCATATATTCCAAATGGAGTTTGACCTGGAAAAAATGATGATGATCCAGGATATATCATAGGTTCGTTCATATAGATAGTTTTATTTATCTATAAATATAACCTTTACTAATTATCCAATATTTTAGTATCCAACTCTTGATTTATATGCAGCATGTAGTGTTTGGATATCTGCTAATGTCAATGCTCCATCATATACTTTCACAAATGCCACATCCCCACTCACAGGTTCACTACTTAATGTGGAAGTTACAAATCTACCAAATAATCTTAAACCATTAAATCCACCACTTCCTGTACGAGTTCCATTGGTTGTAGTTGGTGCGGTATTGGTAGCAATATATGCTTTTGTACTATTAGTTGTATTCAATCCATCATCGGTAAGCCATATAAAACGCCAAGCAGTATCAGCCGTAGTTGAATTGGCGCCGGCAAATGAACCATTAAATGCAATATTCATACGAGTTGTACCAGATGATGCCCATAACCCCATTAAGAAATCAGGTGAAGCGGAGTTAGCATTTAGTAACCTACCTCCAGTTACACCATCCCATTTGTATGCCATAAATACCGTATAAGCTTGAGTTCCAGATGAATAATTAGGTCCACTTGCATAAAACATATCGTTAAAATTATTTATTGCCGATGATTTTCTAAATACTCCACCATTTGCAGAATTCCATGCTAAACTAGCATAGGTATTACTTGTTGTTATTGTATATGCTCCAGTACCAGCAACCGTAGTTCCATTTGTAGGTACTGCTGAATAGTTTGCCGCATCTAAATCAAATACTAAATTAGCCGATACCACAATTGGTACTGCTAATGGTCTTATAGAAAATCCGTTCTCAAATGTAATACTCATATTATGCTATTTCGTAACTTCCGTTCCAAATAAATCTATCACCTGTTGCCCAAGTAAATGGTCCAGTTGCATTTACGTCATTTGCTGTTCCATTTGAAATATGTTGATATTGCATAGGTGCTTTATGATTAAACCCTGCTCTTGCTCCTGCCATTGTAGCGTTGTACCAAGCAGAACCATTATCTAATAAAGTTACTGTCATTAAGATAGCATCTGCGTGCGATGCCGTAAATGGCATTGATACATACCACTCCCCAGTACCAAATGTTGTTGTACTACCCATAGCAATATTACCTCTTACGAAACAAGTCTTACCAATTACTTTGTAGTAACCTTCTATTGTTCCATTACCAATTGCAGGGTTTACAGATGCTGCTGTCCATTGTGGAGTATATGCTGTCCAAGCCGTATCAATTCTACTTTCGTTTATTGTTACTGAACCAGTTAAATTTGTTGATGCCGATACAATTAGTGAACCGGTTATTAAATGTCTATCCGTTGAAATGTTACCAATATTTACT